CCGCCTGCTCATAAGTTCCTGCTCCTGTGTTTGCATAAACTTGAGCATTATAGATGATTTTTCGATACTTGTCGTTAGCCATGCGTAGCACCGCCGTTTCAGCCTTTTTCATATCGTCCATCGTTGCTTTTATCAGAGCTTCAAGTTTTCTTTCATTCAGCTTAAAAAACTCTGCCTGTGCCCCTTTTGCAACTCTGTGCCCTCGGAATCCTTTTCTGATTGCTTCCAGTATCGCTTTTTCTTGTTGCATCTGTCCATCTGAATTTGCAACTGAAATTAAAGAAGCAATCTCAGAATTGATATCCCGAAATTGCTCTCTATACTTCTTACTATTCTGTTTTTTGTACTTTTCAAGAGTATGAAGCATTTCTGTCTGCCACATGCTCCATTGCTTACTTTCTTTAATTTCTTCAAACTTGTGTCTTTTGAAGTTTCGCATCATCGAAGCTATCAATTCATTTTCGATTGCCTCAAATGCTTTGCCGACGTCATATTCGCTATTTATTGCCATTTGCGTATACCTTGAAACCCGACGCTTCAAAAGTTCCGATAACTTCTTTTAACTCACTCTTGCTCTCACAAATATCATATCTCAATTCTGCATAGTCCTTTTTCTCTACTGCATACACTCCAACCGGCATCTGCTCCTTTGCGATTTTCAGAAGTCCCTCGTATTCGCTACGGTTCAATTTGTAAATTCGTGGTCCCACTTTCACTTTCATTTTCGCCCTCTCCTGTTTTTCTGTATGCGTTTTAAAATCACCAAGTTCCATATTCAGTGACGGCTCTTCTACACTTTGTATACCCTGTTCTTCTTTTAGTCGTGCGATTTCCTCTTCTTTGCAGTGCTCATCGAGACTATCTCCATACAGTTCTTCTACGCACCGCTCAATACTCATGATACCGCCCTGCTTTGCTTTTGCGACCGTTTCCACTTGACTCTCAAACGACGGATTTGCATACTCTCCAAACGTAACATTTGCCTGCACCTCTTCTGCTACCTGATTCTGTAGAAAATTATTTGCATTAATACAAGCTGAGACAACGTCCGGCAGTGCTTCCTGCAACGCTTCTACAATTGCATTTCTCGTGTAGAGCGTTGTCTTTTCTTTCTCTCTTTGTGCTTCTGCGTTATCGAGCTTTTTTGTGTCAATTCCGAGTGTAGATGGACTCAGCACCCCTTGTAGACATAAATCTAAAGCAGTGATATAAGACGATAAATAGCTTTCGTGAGGAATCGCAGGCTGAACAGTAACAACCTCGTTTTTCTGCCCCTCTCTCATATCTCCATCCGCTGAGAAATAGCGGTCGTCAAAAGCGTTAGGGCTTACAATAGCCCCTGTGCTTGGGTCGTGTGGCACTAAGCACTCTGGAATGTATGTTTTTGCTCGTCCGGCTCTGAGTGCATCCATCCATTGTGACCAAACCTCGTCAAGCGAATCAAAATTGTCTAGCTTGCCATCAAAGATGCTGCCACCTCTTCCGTCGTATTTCGCAGACTCATATATCATAAGTGGCACAGCAAGAATCACACTATTGTCAAATGTCACATCTGCAAGATTCTGTGTTGCTTCAAAACTCTTGATATCGACCATTTTGTTATCAAAATAAAGCTCATTCACAATATAGCCATATCCATACCGCTCATTCAGTGTGTACGTCTTTCCACTGCTCCGGTATGGTGTTTTAAATATAATTTCCTGTATGCGGTCTCTCTGTCTCACAAACTCAACTCGGTCGCCTGGAAACCACTCCAGAATAGGATACTCGCTTATATTCGTATCAATCGTTACTTTAAAAGCTCCATCGCCAATATAAAGCGTCTCTTTCAGTGCACTTTCCAGTTTTCGCTGAAATTTGTTTTCCTTTTCGATTGCTTTCCAAATGTTTTCATGTGACGGATTCTCAAACTCAAATCCATCCATGTCCGGTAATACTACTGCTGTAAGAGTTCTTACCATCAGCCCAGGCAGACCGGTATGCACTTTTCGCATTTCCATCCCTTTTGAGCACTTACTCGCCCAGAATTTATATCTGTCTGCATGTTCGCAGTTCTGCATATAAAACTGCTCTAATTCATTGCTGTCACCTCGGAACCAGATTCGATTGCGAATCGAGTGCCCCTCGAAATCAAGCATTTCATTGATACTAAAATTGTACGGATTTGCCGGCAGTACATTCAACCAGCTCCGTAGACCTCTTTTTAAATTTTCATTCATTTCCTGCATCCACTTCACTGTGTGCCTCCTCTTCAAATCCTATCAGATGCCTGTACGGTATCCAAGCGTACTGCTGAGAGTTAATCGTGTGGTCGTTTCGGTCTTCCGGCACATCTTTTTCCTCGTCCCAAGAGTACCTTTCAAGTTCCGAGATATGCTCCACGCAAGTATGTAACACCCTTGCGTAATCCAGCCCAGTTGTAGCTTAATTCTGTCCAAAATGGCTACTTTTTTATACGATTCAATAAAGTTATACAAACACCATTGCAGACGCTTATATTTGCGTAATTCCGTGATTGTAGCAGCATCTGCACAGTCGATATAAGTCTCTTTTGCAAATCCCCATTTTTCCCTGCACCGTTCCAAGAACTCTACAAACTTTACAGCCGTGTCAGACGGTGCTAGCGGATTTTCTAAATCCTTGTTGCTGTATACTTGTTCTGCAAGCATAATAAGTTTGCGATCATCTGTAATTCCCATAAATGTCATTGCAATTGTATCATGAGTTTTCGCTGAGTATGATGTATCAAGCCCTGCTGTGAATTTCTTGAATTTGATTTTTCTATCTTGTAGCTGTCTCTGCACCCATTTTTCAGTAACAACATGCTCTTTTCTGCTAAAGTTCGGAAATATCAATCCGGTTGCTTTTCCTCGGAGTCCCAATATCTTGTTTTTCCAGATTTTCGTTCCTTTCGGAGTATTCTGTATAATCTGCTGTTTCTTCGCCTCTGGAAGCCCTGCATTATCATTAAATCCAAAGAACCAGTGTACCCAGCCACTTTTTGCCTCTTCTGTCAGCTCGTCAAGTATCTCCTGCGGAGTATCGTCTCGCCACTCTGCAAGAGGTCTTGAGCAATTGATATACTCTTTATATACATCTAAGTTCGGGTCATCTGGATTCAGCGTGCCCATGAAATAGTCACACCTCATCGCCGCCTCACGAACAAAGTCAATGTCTGCCGTGTTCAGCTCGTCGATATATAAGCATCCATACTGACCACCAAGGGCTTTCTGCCATTTCTGTTTATCTCCATATCCAAGGACATACACAACTTTATCCCCTGCGTTTGTATGCAGCAGGATGTGAGGTATTTTATCATCTTTTGTGCCGTTTCCGTTGTACTTGACCAGACAGCCAAAATCGTCAACAATTCCCAAATCCTTATTGATGATATTTTTTTCTGCCGTACCGGTGTCCTTTGCCGCAATGATATGCAACTTTTTCGGACTCTGTGCAACTTTGAGTACAAACTTAAACAGTCCAACTGTCGTTTTTCCTGCTGCTGTTGTCCCTTCGAGAAATTCGACTGGCGCATCGCACTTTAAAAATGCTTTGTATTTTTCAGATAAAAGTAAGTTCTCAGCACTCACTACTCATTACCGCCTATTTGCTTCAAAATTGCCTCTAATTTCGATTTTTCTTCATCTATCGCAGACACTTCTACTTTGTCTTTGAACATACCTAAATGACGTCCTAACAATTCCAGAGCCTTTTCTTTATCATTCAGTTTAAGCTCAATTCCATTTTTTCCTTGCTTGATGCCTGCAATCGCTCTGACCTGCGCTTCCGTCAATTTATCAGTATCATGCAGCAGAACCTCATCACCTCTGATGCTCACATAATCTGTTGCCTTTGCAAATGCGATTGCTGCCAACTCTGCGATTACTCTATCTTGTGTGACTTCTGTGCGCTCCTGCCTATCCTGCATCCGCTCTGCGATATATTCCGCAACCTTAGCATTTCTTAGCATCCTGCTTCCATTTGCCATTGCTGTTTCATCCTTTTTCACAGCAGGATATGCCACTTTGTAAGCACGAGTGGCATTTAAGTCAATCAAATACTCGTCTGCAAATATTTTTTGTTTTTCTGTCACTGTGCTCACCTCCTTTTTGGGCAACAAAATAGCACCCATTTCTGGGTGCTATCACAAAAGAAAAAAGCTAGGGAGTAAATTATGAAAACTATACAATTTAACCTTAACCACTCAAGTTCGGTACTTGTAGACCCTTATCTTTTCGCCAGATAAGTAGCTGTTGCCGTCACGCAACAATTAAAGCGGAGGGACTCGAACCCTCGCCTGCCAGTATCACATCTTATT